GACCACATAAAACCAATTCGTGCTGGCGGTAAAACATCTTCGGGGAATCTCCGACTACGTGACCCTAGCGCAAACCAAGCGGATAATGCACATGGAAGTCCTAAACGGAAAAGCACTAAAGCTAAGAACTAGATTAACTAGCACAATATTAAACACAATCCCTAAGAGTAAGTTAGTGGGGAGAATAGAAAATACCGATATTGATGAGGTATTAGTTTACTGGGGGCGCGAAGAAGTTCGTGCCCTTCATTCACTTGGGTTTAAAACCATCCCGCCTGCGCCATTAAAATATGATTGGACAGGTATCTACAAGCCAATGGCGCATCAAGCCACAACCGCTGAATTCCTTACTACCCATGACCGATGTTTCTTACTATCTGAACAAGGTACAGGCAAGACTTGTTCTGCGGCATGGGCGGCTGACTATCTAATGACACTTGGTGAAGTTAAGCGCGTACTTGTTATATGCCCGATTTCTATCATGCATGCGGCATGGAAAGAAGATTTACAACGGTCAGTGATGCACCGTAAGATTGGAATTGCACATGGGGTTAAAGATGTACGCAAACGCGTGATTGAATCAGATGCCGAGATTGTGATAATTAACTATGACGGTATTGAAATTGTTATGGATGAGATTATTGCAGGAGGGTTTAACCTAATCATCGTGGATGAAGCTAATAACTTTAAGTCTACTTCAACTCGTAGGTGGAAAGCATTTAATAGAATTATGAATGCGACTAAACCAAAGTTATGGATGATGACAGGTACGCCAGCGGCGCAATCCCCTGAAGATGCTTATGGGTTAGCTAAGTTAGTCAGCCCCGAAAGAGTCCCCAAATACTTTACCCAATGGAAAGACATGGTCATGCAAAAGGTAACCCAGTTTAAATGGGTGCCGCGCCCACAGGCTAAAGATATTGTATTTAACGCATTGCAGCCAGCCATTAGGTTTACCAAAGAACAATGTCTTGACTTACCTGAGATGTTGTTTACCCGCCGAGATGTAGAGCTAACTACGCAACAGATTTCATACTATCGCAAGATGAAAAAAGACATGCTCATGCAAGCGGCAGGAGAAGAAGTCAGTGCAGTCCACGCGGCGGCTAACCTTAATAAGTTATTACAAATCTCATGTGGCGCAGTCTATTCGGATACTGGAGAAGTGCTACGCTTTGATGCATCTAACCGACTAAACGTGATGGATGAGATTATTGACGAGGCAAGTAAAAAGACAATTGTCTTTGCACCATTCAGGCATACGATTGAAATGATACGTGACCACTTGGATGCTCGTGGTATTAAAACATCATATATTCATGGTGATGTGAGCCCTGCTAAACGTGGCGACATTATTAAAGATTTCCAAGACAGCCCTGATACTAGAGTTATAGTCATCCAACCACAAGCGGCATCACATGGTATTACGTTGACTGCGGCATCGTCAGTCATTTGGTTTGGTCCGACATCATCAGTTGAGACATTCTTACAAGCTAACTCACGTGCCCATCGTAATGGACAAGATACAAAAGTAACAATCTTTATGATTCAAGGTAGCCCCGCAGAAGAGCGAATGTATGACATGTTGGACAAACGCGTTGAAAGCCATGCGAGTTTGATTAATATGTATAAAGAGATATTACAAATGTAAATACACGAATGTATTAGAATATGCTTGACAGGGATATAAAACACATATAAGATTGAACCCTGCTCGATAGAAAAGGAGAATTCAATGAGTGAAATCACAGCAGATAAACTAGCTTTAATCTATTCAAAAATTAAGGCAAAGCGTTCCGAAGTAGCTAAAGAAGATGCAAGACTTAAAGAGCAACAGGAGTTAGTTGCTAACGAAATCCATGAACTATGTAAGGCGCAGGGTGTAACCAGCCTGAGAACTACACATGGGTTACTTACCCGCGTGGTTAAAGATAGATATTGGGTAAATGACTGGACTCCCTTTGAAGAATACCTCAAAGAAAATGATGCATGGCATTTAATTCAACACCGTATATCAGAACCAAACATGCGTGATTGGATTAAAGACAACCCAAATAATTTTCCACCAGCACTTAATTGTGACCGTGAATATGAATTACGTTTTACTAAAAATAGAAAGGAAGCGGAATGAGTGAAGAAGAAGTATTAACCGCACAAGAGGCGGCAGACTTTTTAAAAATCTCAACGAAGTTGTTGTACAAACTAATTAATGCGGGAGAGTTATCCGCTAAGAAAATCGGCAATAGTTTTAGACTTAAAAAATCAGTATTGCTTGCTTACATGAACGAAGAATTTGACATACTAACAGGAGAACCAAATGTCTAACATGACAATATTTTCAAGTGGTAATTTACCATCATATCTAAAAAACATTGAGCTTGATGCAACAACCAAGAACCTAGCAGGTAGTGGTGGTGGCGGTGGCGGTAATCGTCGTATCTCTATCAAGGGTGGTGTATTCCGCATGATGGTTAACGGCGAAGAGCTAATGGTTAACGAAGAACGTTCTATGAATGTAGTTATCGTTGCGTCATCACCATTAGGTCGTACTTTCTATGAAGGCGCGTATGATTCAGAGGCTGCGCCCAAAGCTCCTTCATGCTGGTCGCCTGATAACACTAAGCCTGCGGCAGATGTAAAAACTCCACAAGCTAATACATGTATGTCATGCCCACAAAATATTAAAGGTTCAGGTCAAGGTGAAGCACGTGCTTGCCGCTTTAACCAACGTATCGCCGTTATCCTAGAGGGTGACTTGAGTGGTGACGTATATCAATTATCATTACCAGCTACTTCAATCTTTGGTAAAGGTGTTGATGGTCAGAAGCTCCCAATGCAAGCCTATGTACAATCTATCGCCGCATTGAAATTACCTATTGGTGCGGTAGTAACAGAGATGCGTTTTGATACTGCGTCAGCTACACCTAAGTTAGTATTCCGTGGTATTCGTCCATTGGAAGAATCAGAGTATGTAATCAGTAAAGAACAAGGTTTGTCAGATGATGCGACTCGTGCTATTACAATGACCGTATCTCAAACTGACGGCGTGAAAGACAAGGGTGAATCATTTGCACCAACAACTCCAGCACCTGTAGCAATTGAGCCACCAAAGCCGAAAGCTAAACCTGCGCCAGTACCTGAAATTTATGATGAGCCTGCAATTGATGAGCCAGTCAAAGTTTCTAAAGAAGATGCACCTGCACCTAAAGCCGATTTGTTAAACTTGATTGACGAATGGGACCAATAAGTTCAAAATAGTAACCTTCAGTTGAGAGTACGTTGGATAACCCCAGCGTACTCTTTTGTATCGAATCGGGGCGAGAATGAATGCATTAGAATTTATAGATTCAGTTGTGCCAAGTGGTGGTACATATTGCATTATCGGTGTTAACCCAACAAAGAAAGAACCAAATCAGAAGTTTGCGAATAATTTAGCCGATGTCCAAAAGATTATCGACTCGATAGACCAAAGCACTACCAATACTTATTTTGCAGTTAGTTCATTTAAGGACAACTCATCTAGAAAACAAACTAATGTACAAGAGATTAAATCATTTTTCCTTGACATTGATATAAGCACAGATGCAAATAAGTTAGAAACAAAACAAGCCTATGCTGACAAAGCGGAAGCCTTGAGCGTCGTTCGTACATTTATAAATGAAACAGGTTTACCATTACCAGCCGTTGTGGATTCAGGTGGTGGATGGCATCTTTATTGGATTTTAGATACCGCTATTACAGTAGACAAGTGGCAACCTATCGCTGACTTGTTTAAGCAACTATGTATTAAATCAGGGCTACATATTGACCCGCGAGTTCCCGCGGACAGCGCACGTGTATTACGTGTTGTAGGAACAAACAATACTAAGTATGGGATAGAGGCTAAGTTCCTCGAAGGTATCAGCATACCTAATCCAATTGCATTAACCCAGTTTGAAACACCCCTGCGCGGAGCATGTGCCGAGCGCGGGATTAGCGAGATTATTCGCAAACCAAAAGTTAATTTTGAGATGGACGCTACCACTGCCCATCTACTTGGTAATAAAGCCAAAAAATTCTCAACCATTGCTATCAAAAGTCTCAAGGGTGAGGGTTGCATGCAGATTAAACATGCACTAGAAAAACCAAACGGGTTGCACTATGACTTATGGTGTGCGGCGTTGTCAGTTGCAAATACATGTGACGATGGTGATGTTGCTATACATAAACTATCTAAGGGTCATGATGGGTATTCATTTGAAGCGACAGAAGCAAAAGCCGCAGAGTTTGATAACGGTCCACGTAGATGCGAATGGTATTTACAAAATTTTCCTCGCACTTGTGAAGGATGTAAGCATGTAGGGCAAATCGTTACGCCTGTTAAGTTAGGTGAGTCTATTGCTGAGTCAACAGCGGACGAGATTCTTATTATGGAGCCTGAACCGACAATAATCCCTGAACCGATACCTACACTATCTGGCATCATAACAGAAGAACTAGGGCACAAACTTAAGATACCAAAACTACCGTTCCCATATTTTAGAATGGCAAATGGTGGCATTGCTAAGAAAGTAAAAGGCGATGATGGTGAAGCCGATGAAGAAGTAATTTATGCAAATGATTTGTTTGTAATGAAACGGGTCAAGGATGTAAACGAAGGCGAAGTCTTGATATTTAATTTAGTTTTACCTCAAGACGGGTTACATGAGTTTGCTATCCCTTTAAAATGTGTAGCATCAATAGATAGATTACGGGACGCGCTTGCACATCACGGTGTAGCGGTAACCACCCGTAAAGGAATGGAGAATATTATGGCATATATTATTGCCGCAAATAACGAACTACAAAGATATATGAAAGCCGATGTATCGCATCCGCAATTTGGATGGTGTGAAAAGGATACTAAGTTTGTAATTGGTAGACGTGAGATTACCCCAACAGGTAGTAAGTACAGCCCACCATCAGCAAAGACTGCATCATTGGCAGGGTATCTAGAACCTACAGGTGATTACGATGTATGGAAATCAGTTATGGAAGTATTAGCGCGTCCAGGCTGGGAACACCACCAATTAGGCGGATTGATTGCGTTTGGCGCTCCGCTTATGCAGTTTACTGCTGAGTCAGGTATGACGTTTAACTTTGTAAATGATGATTCAGGTACAGGTAAGACTTTAATTCAACACTTTATTAACTCTGTATATGGTAATACCACGCACTTAATGTTACGTAAATCAGACACCCTTGCTTCTAGGTATGACAGGCTTGGGGTTATGTGCAACCTACCTACGTGTATGGATGAGTTAACTAATTTGACTGCAATGGAAACATCAGACTTTACTTACAGTGTATCCGAGGGACGCGCCAAGAATCGTATGGAGTCTGGCTCAAACAAAGAGCGCGTGAATACTGCATGGTGGAAAACGCTTGTAGCTGTGTCATCTAATGCTTCAATGGTAGATAAGTTAACAACAAATAAGGCTATGGCTGACGGTGAACTACATCGTATCTTTGAATATGAAATTAGTAAGCCCGAAGAACTTGACCCTGACTACGCACAAGGCTTATCACTAGCACTAACACAAAACTATGGGCATGCTGGAGATATTTATTTAAAGGCTGTACTTAGAGATGTTAATGGCACTAAAGCATTGCAAGACAAAATCCGTAAGATTATTAACCGTGAGATTAAGGCTAAGTCAAGTGAGCGTATGTGGATTGCAGGTATTTCAAGTAAGATTGCTGGCGGTTACATTGCTAAGTCATTAGGCATTATTACATGGGATATGGATAAGTTGTTTAAGCTAGTTATTAAAGAACTTAAATTAAAACGTGGCGAAGCCGCTTCTGAGAAGATGAGCTTTAATAGTGTGTTGGGTGAGTTCTTATCAGAGCATAAAGGCGCGATTCTACAAATCAATGGTAAAGCTGATGCTCGTAGCGGTATTGAACAAGCACCGATATTTAACCCGAACATTCGTATCATTGGTAGGTATGAGCCTGATACAAGTAGACTTTATATTTTACAAAGTGCGTTTAAAGACTACTGCGTGAAACGTCAGATTCCATATAACTCGGCGGTCATTGCATCAGGTGATGATATTAAATTTATTGAGAAAAAGAATGTGCGCATCATGAAAGGTACAGGGCTCAATGCACCATCTGTTCCTGTGGTTGTTTATGAGGCTAAAATTGATTTAGGTATTCCGCAAGATGAAACAGCCGATTGAGTTGCCAATAGGTAATATGGTGGTGGGGGATAGCTTTTTTGCCCCCTGCATCGACACGCAAGAAATAAGTAACGAGGCGCAGAAGTTAGCTAGGCTGCATAAATTTAAACTGCGCATTGAGGAAGTTGTTTACGAGCAACTGTTTGGTGTAAGAATTTGGAGAATTGAATAACCCATGTTATACTTTGCCTGCACTTAAAACGTGCTCATTCTCCTTGTAGTGACTTTGCCCCCAGTTCCCCACTGGGGGTTTTTTTATTCCTCCGCCTCGTCTAGGCTACGCTTCATATTTGTGATGCGATGACCAAGCAAAGTTCTTTCTCTTTCAGCCAATTTATCCAACGCTTCACGTTTTTGAGCACCATCTAGCTGACTAGTCGGGCTGGTAACACGGTGTTTTTGTTTACGTACAATCTCAAGCTGGTTGTTGATTGAGTT